GTCGCGATCGACGTCATCGGCGCGGGGCAGCCGCGCCTGTACGGCGAGGTGGCACTGCAACACCTGAGTCGCGCTGGTGCAGCGGCGACGCGGAGACTACCGGTCGACGCCGGGAAGTTGTCTCTGGCGGTCGCTTGCTTGCATCACGTCGGCAAGGGGCGTTACAGGCCTGTGGGAGGTGGAACCAACCGTATCGCCCGGTTGACGGCCACGCTCCGAGATCTGAAGAAGGCAAACGAAGAATTGGTCGTGAAGAACGCATGTGAGTGCGGATCGGCGATCCTGGCTGATCTAACGCGTAAGAATGAACACGGTTACTATTACGATGTCGTGTACTCGGTAACTGGCAGCGGGAAAAGCTACCTATGCTCGCAACAGCCGGAAAAGTTTGAAGATGCAGACATGATACCCGAAGTGAGAGCTATATATTCCGAACTGCGCACGGGATGGTGGGAGAACTTAGAGCTCGCCAAGTCCGTGAATAAACGAGTCGTTAGAGCGATTCGCGAACACAAGACCACTAGAGTGGTCTTGAGCGGGGCCGTGCCCGAATACCTGCTGCCGAACGAAGTGCTCGTTCGGCTAGATGTGGTGTTCGAGAAGCACGGCCTGTCGGAAGCTCAACGCTGGACATACTTCAAAGGGTTGCCGTATAAACGGTGGACCGGTTCGCTTACGAGTTATCTGGCAAGCATGCAGACTGGTGCCAGGGCTGGGGCGGGAGATGACCTACTGACTGATACGCTCATCAGCCGGGGCGGTGACTGGCAAGACGTTGCTACAATGGAGGTCCTGCGGCAATGGGATCCTTATCTACCATGGCTGAGTGCTGGGTTGTACACGGGTTTCGGGAAAGTCGTGCTGTGGCAGGAATCAATGATCAAGGAAGCCTACTTGACCGAACGGATCAGAGGCTGGTTGTTCGCAAAACCGCCACGAGGTCTCAAATCGATAAGCCAGGAGTCACTAGTCCGAGTTCTGATGAGTGGGCGAGGTGACCGCACCGACCGAATGCTGTCATTCGATGAGTTCCTGGACGACCGAGCACTGTGGGCCGTATCCGGTGCAAGCGATGTCCGGATGCACAATGGCATGCCGAGTACGAAGACCGGAAATGCGTTCGGGCTGACACTCGAACAGCTGCGAGCTGAAGCGGACGCGCCAACAGAGGAGATCAGGCTGATTGAAAAGAGCGAGGCCGGCAAGGTGAGGCTGGTTGCACTGTCGTCACTGGGCATGTACCTCAACATGCGCTACGTACTGCACTATCTGCTGCGGATTATTAGTGGCAACAAGTACATGTACTACTATATGGATCCAGAGCAGCAAATAGCGATGTGGCAGGAGGTATCGCTGAATTGTTCGACCGGCGAACGAGTGATGTACGCGACTGACGCGAGCGGCTGGGACGAGTCCATGACTCGTGACAAGCTTGAAGCGGCGCTGGATGCAGTAGAAATAGTGTTGCGCGAGAAGTACGGAAGCTTCGTGGCTGCAAAGGAACTGCTTGAGCGATTGGACAAGGTGCGGACATTGGCGCGGAACGGTTACCTGAATGGCGAGTTGATCACAAACGGCCTGCCGTCCGGCTGGAACTGGACCGCTTTGTTGAACAGCTTGATCAACGCCGCTATGATGTTAATGGTGCACTTGGAAGGCAGTGCGGTGCTTGCAGCGGGCGACGACGCTTTGGCAATGTCACCACGCCAATGCGGCAATCCGCTAACGCTGGAGGAGGTAGCATCCCGCATGGCTGAGTTTGGCGTGAAGATCAACGTGTCCAAATCCAAAGCGGGTACCGGCTCAACAGACTTCCTGAAAATGGCCGTGGACGCTTACCATCACACGATCGGACAGGGCGGGCGGTTGTTACGCAGCGTGCTGTACTCAGAGGGCGACGTTTCTGAGACTGGACTGGACGCACGACAGCGGCTCTCGGAGCGCGCTGCGCTGTGGGGGAAGTTAGCAGCCCGAGACTGGCGCGCACCCGAGGCAGTCGTGGTGAACGACTTGTTTGGCGCTGCTTCGCGTACGATCAGCAAGTCGGACTTATCGCTGATGTTACGAGTGGCGCCCGCCAACGGTGGCTTCGGGTACATGTTACCGGAACGTGCTGACACCAGTGACATGGCGTTCGTGTGGTCTGAAGACGGCAGGCAGAGGGCGGGTGTGCGAAACGCAGCCATCGTACTGCCGAAACGTCTCACAGGACTAACGCCACGCGGCGTGCTACAAGCAGGCGTAGCTAGACAGTACTTCCCGGTCCGTACGGCGCCAGAATATTCAGTGCTACGGAGCAGAATTTTTAACAAGCAGCGCAGTGTATTCATCAGGAAAGCAACGGCCACGGCCAAACCAGTAATCAGACGCGACGTGACTGTCACCGAGGTCTCAGCATGTGGATCGCTCACACGGGACAAGAACTGGTGGTTCACGAATGACGCACTGCGGTTGTTCACTGCTGGCAGCGTCTCAAGTATGTGTTCACTCGCGGCGAAGCTGCCGCGGAAAACGTTTGCCGACTACGTGGCCGGTGGTTACACCATCGGCATCGCGGTGCCACTATGGTACCTCACAACATTCGGCGAGATGATGTCCACCCTGATCTGGGCCTATGCCAGCAAGGGTCTCGCAAGTTGGTTGATCTCACGCGGATCGACGACAGAGTACATCCGACAAGCAGTTAGCGCGTATCAGAGCTTCACGGTTCTGAACTGCGGGGAGCTACCAACCTCCGTTCCAACGGAGCTACTCTCCTACGCACCAACGTTCTTCTAACCTATCACGAC